GCTCTTTATTTTATTTTATTTTGTTTTAGTAGAGTATCCTTGTAACTCCTGCCAACCGGCGACCTTAGGGCGTTTCACCCACCCTGGGTCTGGTCACCGAGAGACAGAAGCAAGCTAAACACTGCTGTCGTGCAGCCTGAAGAGTGGCAGTGGGCGGTGAGCCCAAGTGTCAAGCAAGGAAAGAGCTGGTCGTTAACTGCGGACCAATGTTACGCAGACGCCATAAATCGGCGACGTGTCACACCCAGACGCCTACTGCAATCCAGCAGGGACTTGGGCGATTTGGACGTTTGAGGACATACCTGTTGTGAAAGTAATGCCGAAGGTGAGCGTGGCGCCGGAAGTGACAGTAACGCGGCACGAGGTAATAAGCTCACCGGAGCCTGAGCCAGCATCTATAGGGCCAAAGTCAAAAGTACCGCCAACCAGAGTGGGCCCAGAAACATGTGTTGGGGCCCCGGTTTGATTGTCAAGAACAATTAGGTACTGACCCGCCTGTTGAAAAGTCATAACTCCTCCGCCAGTCGCACCCGAAAAGGTAACGAGGGCAGTAGAGCCAGGCATGTTAACAATACCATTAAAAATGTTGTTCACTTGGGCGGTAGTAGTGAGAGCACTTTGGCCAGCCAGAATGCCGCTTCCTGAGGGGTTAAGCTGGGGAGTCATGAGGGTAATATCATACTCAACCCAAAGCTTGCCCCAATTCACGGCGGTACCATCAAGGGTGCAAAGGAAAAAGTTTCCTGCATCATAAGTCTTGATGTCCAGATTGGCGGCGAGAACAGTGGATCTCACAAACTTTGTTGGGCCTAGGGCATGAAGCGCTTCAGGCTTAAGGGGGCAACATATGTCCTTCCACGGGGCGTCTTCAACGACATCCTCGTAGCTGGAAGCAACTTGCTCACTAATGGGAGCAGCGTCGGCGGCATCGTAGTCCGGTACCATAATTACAGATCCGGGGACGTTAGAACCTGTTCTAGTATAGTACTCAAACTTGAGGGCATTGAAGCGGTATCGCTCCCACGCTTGCGCTTGCGTTGACAGCCAGGGGAAGGTCGTGGGTAGTCCAGGATTGAGAGCGAGACTAGAACCCACAGTAAACGTAGCTGTACCCGCAACGGAAGAGACGAGCTCTCTATGCCGGATGCGGACTGCATCGCGCGAGGAAGAGATTTTTGGAGCACGCTGACGCTGCTGCGTAGCATATGCAGCAGCGACTGAAGCCTGACCAAGCTGAGGACGGGGGCGAGGGTTAGAGGTGCCGGATCTCTGAGCCTTCTGGACAGATCTGGCGCCCCCTCTGCGACGGTTGCGACGACGAGAGTTGCGATTACGTCTTTGAGGTGTGACAATGGATTGTTTTCCATTCTTGGTGTTCGAGTTCATACAAGGGGAAAACAGGGTAATGGGTAAGGGAGAAAGATTTCGACACCGGTACCCATCTCCGGTGCCTAGCCGCGAGAGGCGCGGCTGGTTCCAGTTTAGCGACTTGGAGGTCGCGGGTGGTCTACTTCTTCTTCTTCCAAGACTCTTTGATCTTATCGATCTGGGCCTGAGTCTTGCCGTCGAAGCAATTATCCGAGGTATGCTTCGCGGGTTTTCCTTTGGCGGCGCAAACAACACACGATGGTGGCTCAACCTTCTTCTTCTTCTTCAACGCGGCAATCTCCTCCTTGGTCTTCCCCATCCAGCATTGGTCCGTGGTATGTCGGACAGTCTTGCCGGGAGCGTCACAGTAGTGACAGGCAACAAACCTGGCCTTGGGGGCGGCAGGTGGAGGGCACACGGGGGGGGCGCTCGTAGGAGCAGGAACAACGCCCATAGAAGAAAGGGCCATAGCACATGGCATGAGGGGGGCAAAAGCGCCTGGCGAGGGCGGTGGAGGTACGCACAATGTGTCATTAACAACCACTGGTTCTTTACAAGCGACAGAGGGTATACGCTTGTCACAGTAGGGAGGACACAAAAACAGCGCCAACTTCTTGTCCCGCGAGGTCTTAGAGAATTCTATCTCATCCACCCACGACTGGAAGAAGTCAGCGTCAAAATCAGGAGGTGCGTTAATCCACGACAAGTCGCCATGGTCAACTTCATTAGGGTATTGGACTTCCTTGGGAAACCGAGAGTTCCACGAGACAACAGGGCTCAAAGCTTCGTCCCGAATGTCGATGAGTTCACCGGCTACTCGGGAGACTGCAGACACGAAATATCCCAAATAAGGGGTATTTTCATCAGTGAGGGTGTATGCATGTGCTTTTTGAAGGAGTTTCATTACTGGGGTGACGGTGGCGTCAAGCTTGACGGTGCAATTAAAATTGCGCATAGCTCGGTCAAGATCACAAACAGAGGAAGCTCTGCCGGACCAGACCTCAGGGCTGTAGTACCGACTCAAAAACTTGATTGGCTCTCCGCGCATATGAGGCTCAGAAGCGTAGGCTTGGCCGAGGAGCGTGGCTGCTTCTATGAGTTCGCGGGGCGTAACGCCAAAAGTAATTCCGTCATCGCCGCCATAAAGGCCGGGCCCAAAATAGGCTTCACGAGGATAACACTCGTACTCCGCAGATTCGCGGAGTCGGCGGGCGACGTAGGCAATGAATTTGTTTCCAATACTATTGAAGACTGAAGTTTCTGGGGACCCAGAGCCACGGGAAAACTTCAGATCATACTGTATACCTGCAGGGGTGCGAACCTTACGTCGAAACTGCTTACGGTGAAGCCGGTGAACCAGTTCTTGGTGGCACTTAGCAAAGAACCTAGAGAGAATTCTTGATTCAAGAATGCGGAGTAAGTTGCTAACCCGCCCATCCCACCGGCCGCCATCACTGGAGGCGGCAAACATGGCTTGTAGGGCGAGTTCAACCATAGTCTCAGCAAGCTGGAGAGGGGTTTTGCCAAAGGCATACCACGGCTCATTCTTGAGATGGTCAGCTAGTGCATAAGTGAACTGGGAATACCGAACCTTCGTGTCTCCCTCGTAGATAACAATGGGGCGAGGATGACCGGGCTCGGATTTGGCTTGAGGCTCCTTTTTCATGAAGCCATTTAAAACCGCGGAGTCTGGGGACTGGTCGAACTCCGTAGCAGCAATTATACGGCGTTGGGAGGGGCGGTCTTGCCGCTCAAGCACCTCTTCATAAGTAGTAGGGTGAAAGGTGTTAGCAATCTCGTCAGGGATGAAGATTTCAATGAACTCATTCATCATGGCATCAAGTTTCAGACCCAGCGGCATCTCATCGTTCTGGACAGCAACAACACGCCCCTTTACCATCTTATCCTCATTCTCGTAACAAACGTTTGGAGCATATGAGGGAAGAGCAAGGGGGTCCATGAACGGGACCATAGAAGGCTTGGCGTCAGGGTCAAACTTAGGACCGACGAACTGGAAATTTTGGATTGCTGGAACGCAGGCACGCTTATCACCACCTGCGACCTTTGCTCGGGCGTGCTCAGTGAGAGTCTTAGCACCTGAGAGGTCCTCTATCTTATGGGCACCCAAAGTTTGGGCTACAGTAGGATATGAGATGTCGAGCTTGGTAAGCCGAGCAGTTGCGAGGATTTCCTCATCCACTGACGCAGGAATGGTGATGCTGGTGGTAGATCCAGCTAAGGCAGTAGAAACTTTAACACCATTATCGTCGAAAATACGGAGACGATTGTGCATACCTGCAGAAAGAGTGAACCGCCGCAACGGGGCATCAGATATGAAGAGCAAAGAAAGCCACGTATTCAGCACGCCCCAGCGCATGAGAGGGACGAGTAGAATAAGTTCATGCTCATTGCCAGCTGCGCGTCGCTCAACCAGATACGTGGCCCGTGCAATCGGGACGAGACCGAGAAAGTACCTGGTGGCAGACAATGCGTCCTGCTGGTAGTTCCAAATCGGATGAGAGTAGCTCCCGCCCCCTTTGACTTCGTATGTGACGACGTCTCTGGAGAACGAGTAAGCATACTCCCCTGTGGACCTACCAGCAGTTTGGGGCTGGAAAGTGAATAACAAGTGGGGCATGAAATTGGTGGCTAACCATCTAGGCATATCAACGTAACAGTCCACATCAATCATCAGAACCGCTGACCCAGGAACAAGTGGATCACTCCTCAGGGGGGTGTGCAGGTCTTTCACCCAAGTGGGAAATCGAACACCGCTCATCCCGCTCCTTTGTTCGGATGCGGACATCTGGTAAGACCAGGGCTTGTGGACTAAGTTACGCGCTACATTTCTCATAAACGCTGCCGCAGCAAGACGATAAGCTGCGGATTGACCATGCGAATGGTTCGGGTGTGGACGACAAAGTGGCATAAGCTCGGAATGGAATGCATCCCGATAGGACCGAGTGTCTAAGGACAAATCATACGGCTCGCCAACATATTCCTGGGCAAGCAAGGAGGCGAGGCCCTCATAAGGCCGAACGGAAGACATATCGAATCGATACCGCAAGTAAGCACAAGTTGCAAGTGCAACCAAAACCATGCAAACAGCAGCAAGGATCCAAAAGTCGAGGTCGGAGAGGACGGGCCAAACGCCATAGTGCTCGTTATACCAAGCACAATAGTACGATTGGGGATACCTCCAATAAAGAAGGAAGGTACGTGGTGGGGGACACTGGTACAGCCCAACGATGAGCTGAATAAGCCACTCAAAGAAAGTCTCCAAACAACCGCTAACGAACCCTACCAAGGCGCCAAGCAACGTGGGCAGTGTTGCGATAGTGGGGCGCCGCGCAATACCAACGCGGATGATGTAGGGAATAGCGTCAAAGAAGAACCAAGCAACGTGAGAAACGTAGAAACCAATATCGACACTCATGACATGCACCAACGAGTCAAAAAGAGTCGGTGGCGCTGCCAGGAACGGAAGATAATAGTAGACATAATAAGTAACGAACGAGGATATCAAAGTAAGTGGATACATAATCTCGAATGAATATCGTTCGCAAATGTGAAA